TCGATGCCCTTGGGAACGTCAGCCATCAGAGTTGCCCGGTCTTGGCGCTCTTCCACTTGGCGATGGTGGAGGTCATCACGGCGCGGGAGATTTGACAGGTGATCATGTCGGACCCGAGGATATCTTCCATGACGCGGGCGAGTTCGTTGCCAGCGTAGCGCATCTCGGAGATGGTCTTGGCTTGGTTCTCTGCCCGGGCTTCGGCGGCGGCGGCGAGGTTCTGATTGTGCAGGGCCCCCATCACGGCGGAGACCGGGTCGAAGGGGTCGAAGTCAGGCTTGCTCATTTGGTCAGGGGGCGGGGGGTGGGGGAGAAGGCAGGGGCGGCAGGAGAAGAGGCCGCAGAACGGAAGCCAGAGGCCACGGCGCCGTCATCGTCGAGGTCGACCGAGATACCGCACGCGGTCTGGATGGACTGCCGGCGGATGTAGGTGATGGCCCCGCCAATCTGCTGGGCGGTCAGACCCTCGGCCTTGACGAGCAGGGTGCCGAACTCAAAGCGTTCGCCGGAGCTGTGGAGGAAGGCGGTGGAGACGCCGACCTTGCCCTCCTGGCTGACGAGCGTCTGGATTAGAGCGAGGTCGTGGTCGAGGAGGACCGGCTTGATGGCGTCGAGCAGCGCGTCGAGGCTGACGTACTTGGCCTTAAAGGCGGGGTTGATTTTGTTGGCCTTCACGTTGTCCAGGGCCGCGAGGGCTTGGACGAGGGAGGCGGTGGCGGAGGTGGGCGTGGGTTTGGTGCTCATGGTGGAGATTATTTAGTAACTTCGGCCTTCGTGACTTCACCGGCCTTGATGGTGGCCTCGATGTCGGCAAGGGACATCCGGGTGTAATCGGGGACGAAGAGGTTGTAGTAGGTCACGCCGTTGCGGACGGTCGGGGTCAGGAGGCGGGCGACCTTCTGATCGGGTAAAACGATGTATGACGAGTCCGCGATGATGCGGTAGTCGGCGGGGAGTTTCGGGTCTTTCTTCATGTGAGGGTAGAGGTTACAAAGTAAAGGGTCTTACCGAGTTATGTTAACTCAGTTGATGGCGCCGCGGGTGGCGGAGTCGAAGATGAGGAGGGCGTCGGCGTTCCAGAGCGTGACGTCGACCGAGGGAAACAGTTCGGCAGCGCGGGCCTTGAGTTTGTTCTTCCACTGGGTCGTGGTCAGGTCGCCCTTCGTGCCACAGGTGTGCGTCTTCTGCCAGATGGCCGGACGGATGCGGTGTATCTTCCAGCCCATGGCGACCGCGGCGCCGTAGAGTACGCCCGTGTTCCACATCAGTTTGCCGATGGCGGAGCCGGGGATGTTCTTGCCGGCGAACAGCGGAGGCTCCTCGAGGTAGAGGCTGACGTCCTTGGCCTTGCAGCTGAGATCCGCGAGGAGTTGGCAGACCTCGACGTCCGAGCCGGGCATCTTAGCGCACTCGACAGGGTCGCCGTCTGCCGACCAGACGATGCCGCCATTCACGCCAGGGTCGATTGCTACGATGAGATGAGCCACGGCAAGACCCTTTAACGCGGCTTGGCTAAGGACAAGCGGAAAAGGTTGGCCACGCGGAAAGCGTAGCCGTTCGCCCGGAAGCCTTGGGAGCGGGCGGCGGTCCAGCCGAGGTTCCAGACCACGGCCATCTGTTCGGGGGTCGGGTCGGTCATGCCAAGGCGGTGGAAGTTCGACCTGATCCAGCGGAGGTGCGAAGCGGCGACCATGTCCTGCGCCGTGGCGTCGCGCCACTTCGACCAGGGGAAGGCGTAGTGGCCCTCGGCCTTGAGGCGGGCGGAGGCGTCGTCCCATGCGGCCTTGTTGACCTGATACATCCCACGCTCTCCGGCCTTGCCGATGGCCTTGCGGTTGTGCCCGGACTCGACCTCGGCGACGGCCTCGAGGAAGGCGGCGTCGGTCTTGGCTTGTGCGTTGAGCCCGAGGAGCAGCAGGGCGACGACTGAGAAGCGCTGGTTTAGGGTCATAGGGGCAGTCCGTTGATGGTTAAGGTTCCGTCGAGGGTTATTTCGTATGTCTTTCCTTTGGTTGAGTTGATGCTGATACGCACGACACCCTTTGAGCTCTTCGCCAGTTTTAGGTCTCGTTCATGTATCTGCTTTTTCAATGATACGATTTTACGCTCTCGGGTTTGCAACGTTGCTTCGACCTCCCTGTGCAGGACGAAAGGGCCGTCCGTCTTCATGGAGGCGACCCCAGCGATGATGCTATAACGGCGAGGCATATCAGACGCGTCTCGGGACTTGTGATCCGGCGACCTCGAAGCCGTCGAGCTCGTAGGAGTAGGTGATGCCGACCCAGCCACCGGCGGCGGCGTAAGCCTGGAGCGATACCTTCACGGCGCCGTCTTCGTGCAGGGCCTCGTGATAATGATGCAGGAGTTTCTTCATGCGGCCGGAGGCGATGGCCGTCTTGTTGGAGCAGATGTCCCCGGTCATGATGCGCTCGTTGATTTCGTAGATTTCGGACAGCAGGGCGACCATGCCGTCGAGGTGGCGGAAGTTACTCATGGGGCTGGGCGTCGGGGGTGATGGCACGGCCTCGGACGATGGCGTCGTCGAGAATGCGGATGTGCTGCCGGAGGTTCGCGATCTCCTCGGACTGGTCGGCGATGATGTGAGCCTGAAGGGTCAGCGCGTCGTCCTGTCGGTCGCACAAGGCCTTGAGGGCGTTGGCGGCCATGTGCAGGGTCTGGGCGTAGGACCAGGGGAAGAGCCACCAGAGCGGCGGCTTCGTGTTGGGGCGGATGATGGTCATCGGTTTGTAGGGGCGGTGGGAAGGGTCAGGCATGGTGCTTGAGGGTTGAGACGTCACGTTCGGCATACTTGCGCTTCAGGTGGCCGTTGTTGGCGAGCCATCGGTAGACGACCGACTTGTCCAGGCCGACGGCCTCCGCGGTCTTGCCGGCCGCATAGCCGGTCTTCTTGTAGATCGGGAGGATCCTTGCGGGCCAGTCCGTCGTGTCGTGCTTGAAGAAGGTCCGGCCGTTGTGGTTTTTCAGCCGGCGGCCGAGGATGCGGAGCCAGAGGTTGACGTTACTGGCCGAGCAGCCGAGGCGGGCGGCCACGTCGGGGGCGTTCAGGCGTTCGCGCTCGTCGAGCTGCGGGAGCATCGCCTCGAAAGCCCGGATGCGGTCGTGCTTCAGTTTGCTCATGCCGACGCCGTTGATGACGTGCGTCTTCTTGGAGCCGCGGGGGGTGATGGGTTTAGGCATTAGAGGAAGGTAGGTTAAAGATTTGCTGGCAGAGATCGATGACTTCGGCTTCGGACTGATAGCCGATGACGTCACTCGTGATGGGCGTATCGTAGCAAGGGCCGCTGTCGGTCATTACTGCAACCTCCCATAGCCCTTCCTCGTAGCCATACGAACCGTCGAAACGGACGATGCTCGCTCCGTATCCGTTAGGAAACATAAGCCTGACGCAATCACCGCCCATGCGATGCTCGACCATCAGGATGCTGATTTCCTCGAATGACTTCGGAGGCTTCGACATATCGTTTTTGTAGGGCATGGTCTTAGGCGCGGGGCTTGTAGGGGCCGCGCTTCTTGAGGTTCACCCAGGTCGTGTTCGTGATGTCGAGCCACTGACGGAGGGTGCAGACGGTCGTGTCCAGGGCGGCGGCGGCGTCGGCCTGCGTCTTGCCGGCGGCGTTGAGCGCGGCGATCTGCGGGAGGATGGCCTGAAGGCGGACGGCGGCGTACTCGGCCATCGGGCGCTTGAGGGGGAGGACGCGACCGGCAAAGGTCAGCGTCTCGGTGTATGGGTGTTGGGCGTTGGGCATGGTGGTGGGAAATTAGCGGACGGGCTTGGCGGCGGGCTTCTTCTCGACGTAGCCGGGGAGGGCCTTGTCGATAGCCTTGGCGAGGTCGGGGCCGTAGAAGGTGACGACGGCGAGCCAGCCGAAGATGATGAGGAAGGAGAGGGCGATGAGGGACTTCATTAGTGGTGCGTCAACATCCTTGGCAGACTGTTCCACATTCGTCAAGCACCTTTCCGCAAATACCCTGTGACCCCACTCAAGGGGTCAGGGCAATTCGTGTCCCTCGGGTCATCGAGGCCCGCCATGAACGAGCGTACCCCTACCCGACTGAGTTCAGTTTGCCCCTAGGTGTCCGTCCGTCAAGGGGCAATAGACCCCTCTGGCTTGCCCTAGGAGGCGTTTTGACGGCGGGAGCGTAAGAAGACCGCCACCCCTACCCCTAGGCACCCCACGGCCAAGGCCCACCCTAGGTCGCGGACGGACTTCAGGGCCATGGTCGCCGTGCTCATGTTGCGCTCAAGGTCGGCCGAGTCGGACTTCAGGCCCGCATCCGTCACGATCATGACCAGGGCGTCGGTCGATTGCAGTTGGTCGAGGACGTACCCGGCGATGTAAGCCGACGACAAGGCCGAGACTCCCGCGAAGCCGGTGAGCAGCGTGACCGCCAGCAGAAGGTTATCGCTTCCGCTTTGCTTTGCTGGCTTTGCCTTTCCCATGGGGTTTGAGTTTGGCGGTGACCGCTCCGACTTCCTTCTCTCCGCGAGCCTTGATGTACCGCATCAGGTAGTCCAGGCATTCGGGGGCCGCGTAGCCAGCCGCACCGACGACGGCCATCCGCAGGCCCGGGCTTTGGATGTGGTCTTGGATGCCGTACCCGACCAAGGCCGCGGTGATCGCGGCGGCGAGGACACGGCGCACGACCCAGCCCAGGGACACAGGTTCGGTCGACAGCAGCAGGCGGGCCGTCATGGCGAGGCCGCCAAGGACTGACGCGACGACGCCGTCCTTCAGCTCTTTCGGCAGGGACTCGGGGTCGATGGGCGGAGGGGGAGGGCTCACGAAATGCGCGGGGGCTTGGAGTTGGGGGCGAGCAGGACGCGGCGGTAGTCCTCGGCCCAGAGCATCTTGGCGAGGGCTTTGCCGGCCTTGTCCACTTCTCCTTCAGCGAGGCCGGGGAATAGCAGATGGACCTGCTCGTGGCACAAGACCTCCAGCTGACGCTTCGCACCTAGGCGGGGGTCAATCTCGATGAGGTCTTCTCCGATGGTCGCCTGACCCCAAGCACGCTCGCGGCCTAACTTGCGCCAGACGACCTTGACTGGCTTAGGCTTGCGGCGGGACATCGTCGGAAGGTTTGTTGACGGAGTCGCGCACCTTGTCGGCGAGCCACCAGAGCCCGAGGCCGGAACAGACCAGGAGTGTGCCGGCGGCGATGTACTCGAAGTACGGCGAGTCGATGATGAAGGGCACCGATCCGCAGAAGGCTCCGCAGAGAAGCAGGGGCAGGCCGATACGCGGGCCCATGAAGGCGGTGGTCAACGCACCGACGACGGCGAGGCCGGCACCGACGAGCGTCCATGTCTGGGCGGAGGCGTCCTTCTTCACGCGCTCGACCTCCTTGGTCAGTTCGACGATGCGGGCGTCCTTCAGCTGCGAGATGCGGAGAGCTTCGGCCTGCTGCGCTTCCAGTTTCTCCCAAGCCTTGGTGACTGACGTGGCGAGTTGACGACCGAAGGCCATCTGCTTCGCGTAGTCCACAGGGTCGGCCTTGGTAGCCCGGGCCATGGCGAAGGCCACGTCAGACTCGGGCGGGGCGGGGAGATAGGACTGGGCCAGACGAGACTCGGCGACCACGACCTTCGGCTTGTCGGCGTTGCGCTCGATGGCGACGAGGGCGGCACCGACCCGGTGATCCGTCTTGTCGAGGTCTTTGCCTAGCGTGGCGACGACGTCAGGCTTAGTCGGGCCGGGCGGCTGGACGGGCAGGGGCTCCGCGTCTCCCTTGCGGAACAGACTGCACCCGGTCAGGGCCAGGACGGCGATGACCAGGAGCAGGCGCATAGGTCAGCGACCCTTGAGGGCGTCGAGGGCGGCCTTGCCCTTGGCTTCGAGCGTGTCGGCCTTGGCCTTATGCTTCCTCATAACGAGGGCGCCTGCGACGAAGGAGAGGATGCAGAGGAGGAGGGTAATCATGGTGTTATTCGGAAACGAGTTCGACGCGGACGAGGGGGCCGAGGTTGGCGGGGGTCTGCGGGGTGTCGAAGGTGACGGTTACGGATACGCCGTCGGAAAAAGGCGCGTAAGGGTCTGTTAGTGGTGTAGCCGAAAACACGGACCGCATAAGTTCGTAGGGATCACCGAGTTGAGGCCGTCCAGCGTAGTAGATTTTGTAAGAGGTCATTAGCGTTCGATGATAAGTCCGGCCCCTGTCACTGTCATGCATTGGCCAACGGAGAAGGTCGCGCTGCTTTCCACCTGCTCTTCATAGACTGAGCGGCCAGAGGCAGTCATGCCAGTGGGTCCAGCATTCGTCGTTGCAACACTGACGCCGTCTAAATAGAGGGTGACGTTGCCAGTGCCGTCGGAATAGATGACATATTTAAATGACTGACCTGTGGCGTTGGTGACGCCAGAGGAGACGTTAGTCAGCGTAGTGCCGTTGTGCACGGTAAGATAGATGAGTGACCCGGTTCCTCCAGCCTTAAAAAGCCCGATTCCCTTTTGAGTCAGTCCACCTGTTGCGTTTGCAGACCTCCCTCCAAGGTTGATACGGGTAACCGTGTTTGCGTCGCCGTAGAAATTTGTTCCAGAGTTACCCGATGACGGAAAATAGATACCGAAAAGCCAATGCTTCTTTGAAAAGTTGATATTTGCCGCGTCGGTAGATGACCTTAGGCCATAAGTCGCAAAACCATATAATGCATCCATATATGTCGCACGCCGGCTTGCGGCGGTGGCGGCGACTTCACGGGTTGTCCCATAATTAGTAGCACTGCCTCCGGATACGGAACTGAATCCAAGCATTCCAAAGTAACGCACGTTGGCGTTTGCCATCAACCACGGTGCGAGAGATGGGTTTAGGGAAATAGTCGTCGAAGACGGCGTGCCAATGACATCCGTAAAGGTCGCGAACGCCGGAACCGCCGCCGTCACGAACGCCGTAGTGGCCAGCGCCGTGGTGTTGTTGCCAGCGGTCTGAGTGACGCCAGTCGTGCCAGTCGGAAGGGAAGGCGTGCCCGTGAAGGTCGGACTGGCGAGGGGGGCGAAGCCAGAGATGGACGCACCCGCCGGGATGGTCACCGTGCCCGTGAACGTCGGCGAAGCGATCGGGGCGTAGGTCGAGGCCGCCGCGCTGGAGGTCAGCAGGCCGAGGGCCGAGAACGTCTTGTTCTTCCAGAGGTCGGTCGAGGACTCGTAGGCCAAAAGGTCGTTATTGACCAGCGTGCCGAGGGCCACGTCGTGGATTTCTCCCAGCTCATAACCGTTCTGGACAGCGACGAGAATGACGCCCTGAGTCGGGTGAGCGCGGATGACGATGCCGACGTAGACGAGGTGCTGGGGGGCGGTCGGTTTGGTCGTCGTGTAGGCACCGGCCACCGTGGGGGACAGGTACAGCTGAGCGCCTTCGGTCAGAGCTGACGTGTCTAGGTTCTCGACTTCGCCGCGGACGATGACGTAGCCGAAGGCGTTGTTTGCGATGGCCGTCTTGGTGAAGCCCATGGTCTGGGCCGAGTTCGCGTCGTTGTTAGCCTGGGACAGCGTGATCAGGGGACGGTTGCCCGTGGCTCCGCTGATGTAGACGATGGAGCCCGCAGGGATAGAAGCACCCGACTGGTTGCGGACGTAGACCTCGAGGTTGCGGGCGTTGGCCGTGCCGCCAAGAAGGCCAGCCTGGACGAAGGCCGTGGTGGCGATGGAGGTATCGTTATCGCCGAAGGTCGGGGTCGGGGCGGTGGGGTTGCCCGTGAAGACAGGGGAAGCGAGAGGGGCGTACCCAGTCAGCGCCGCGCTGGTGACGTAGCCCTGAACCTTGACGAAGGCGGTCGTGGCAATCGACGTATCGTTGTCGCCAGAGGCCGGTGTCGGCGCCCTTGGGTCTCCCGTAAAGACAGGCGAGGCTTTCGGCGCAAAGCTCGTAGTTACCCACGACTCCGTGGCGATGTTCTGCGTCTCGCTTTCCAAGAATACCCTGAACTTAGAAGGTGTCAGACCCTCGTCGTCGTAAACCCACAGATCGCCGTCCACCTTGTCGGTGGGTTCAGTTTGGGTGGGGACGATATTGAACCCTGGTATAACTACGACTTCGTCTCCGGTAATGCTAGGGACGCTGACGCGGCCCGTAAAGTCAGCCCCCGAAAGCAAGGCGTAGTTGCCGAGGTTTAGCGTCACCCAGTCGGTGTTGTAGTTCGTGCCGTCAATCTTCTGGAGGTACTGGCCAGCCGTGCCGCCAGCAGGAACGCCCACGCCGGGAGCGCCGGCAGGGCCCGCAGGCCCGGGGACGCCGACCGAACCCGTCAGGGTGCCAGGGACGACGCCCGAGATGGTCCCCGAGATGGTGGACTGGTCGGCGGAAAATACCCCCGAGATGGTCCCGAAGGTCGAAGCCGTCGAGGTGATCGTCGCGTCAGGCATGGCTTAGACGGTGACGCTGTCGATGACGTTGACGCGGAAGAGTTCGGTGCGCGAAATGGTCGAGCCCGGGAAGACGAACTTGATGTCCCACTTGCCGAGGCCGATAGCCCAGTCAGCGGTCGAGCCCGGATAGGTCACCGTGAAGGACAGGCCGTCGCCGGCCTTGGTCACCGTCATCGCGTAGACGTTGCCTTGGCGGTCTTCGAGGGACGAGCTAAGGGTCGTGGTCAGCAGATTGGCCGGGCCCGTCGCCCCGGGCGTCCAGGTAAAGGTGCAGGCGAAGGTGTTACCCTGCGAGACGGTTACTTGATTAGTGCAGCTCATCGGGTCTTAACCTTGCCCCGATTGGAAGGGGGGGGTCATCGTGGGACTTCAACTAGGCTTGGTCACCGAGGTAATCACGAAGTCGTTGACGAAGGTAATCTTACCCGGCGTGGCAGGGATGACGATTTCTACAGGGACGTACGAGTCGCTAATCGTGATGGAGAAGGACTGTGAGCCGGCATCGTTTGCGGTCGTCCCAGTCGTGGCGGTCATGCCTCCGAAGCCCCAACTCTCTCCGCCCGCCCCGTAAGCCTCCACGCTCATGTCAACGGACTGGAAGGTTACCTCGCCATTGATGACGGCGCCTTCGTTCCAGCAGCACGTCGTCCAGGTCTTGGGTATCTGGAGGGTGACCGTCTGCTTGAAGTCGAAGGTGGCCTGCTGGAAAGGGTAATACTCAAAGAGGTCGGTCTCTTCGTTAAGCACCCTGCTATCCAGATTGCTTACGGTCACGTCAATTGACCAGGGCTTGTTCAACAAGGCAGTCCCGTTTGAATCTAGGAAAAACTCGTAGTCTTTCGGTGGGCAGATTTCCCCGAGCCATTGGTCGTTGTTGAATAGTTCGTAAGCCGGGTCCGTATTCCAACGCGGGAAGAACACGGAAGTAAAGGAAGCGTCACGGTCGAAAGCGTCGTTCTTCGAGCTGCCGTTAGGATCAGGCGGAGTCTCTGCAGGGCCGGGCGAGGGAGTCGGGTCATACTCCGTGATGATGCTTGCCGGGTCTGGATAGGTGGCATCCACCGAGACGTTGTCCGTAAAACCTTGGAGCAAGATTTGTATCCCGAAGAAAGAACTGACAGGTAGGTCCTGGTGCACCTTCACGATCACGTCGTCCGGGTAGTTCGTGAAGTAATGCTGGTAAGAGAATGTCTGCTTCTGCTTAGGGGGAGCCCAGTCAATAAGTGGCGCGCCGATTTCGCCCTCTAGGACTGTCCCATGCGGACGGGCTAGAAAACCGAAGATGGCCCCATCTGGGTTGCTCATCTCAACCAGTACCGATGCCGACCTAGGAGGCAGGGCCATGTCAGACGGCGCTCCACCAATAGGTGGCCGTAGTCGAGCCGCACTTGAAGCGCTCAGCCCAGAGGGAGTTGCAACCAATCAGCTTAGTGACGCTGTTCTTCCAGACGTAGGCCGCCGGGGATGAGCCAGGAATGAGTTCCTGAAACCGAGCAATACGGCCGATGAGGATGTAGCCGTAATCATCGTCGTCCACGCGGTCCTGCTCAGCGCGCACCTTGATCATCGGATAGCCCTCCCCGCTGACTGCGGGAAACTTGGCAGGGCTTGCGCCGACCGGGGGAGTGTTGCCGCATCGGATGTATATGAAACTTTCCCCAGCCGTGGTCGGCCCTGCACCGATCATGACTTCGATTTCAGGCGGAGGGTTGTTCGTCAGCAGAACCGCGTCGTCAGACTTCACGACAAGATTGTTGACCATGCCAGGGTAGATTTTGACGTAATAATTGGACTCCTTGTAGGTCAGGTCGTAGATGTCAAAAGGGCAGAACTGCGAGGCCGATTCGTCTGGGAACGGGTTGCCTATATCAAGCGAGACTCCGTACCCGCTTGAGTTAAAACCGTATCCTGCTCCTGGTTGTACGATCATTATGGCGATGGCGCTGTGGAGGGCGCGTAGACTTCCGCAGGGTAGCCTTCGCGGTTAAACCTAATCTCGTAATTAATCTTCACGATTTTGGGGCTTAATCCAATCGGAACGCAATAGTCTTCAAATGAAACTTGAGAAAGAAGCAGGGTCGGGCGGGATACTCCTTTTACGCTAGCCGTCCAAGAGGTGCCGATATGATCAGGGATTAACTTGATCCCGTCGAAATTGTTGCTCGTTGATGTCTTGCCTACGGCATCTCGAACCTTGGCGATATCTGACATATCCTTAGTATAGATAACTCCAGAAAATGACGTAATCGGTGAAAGGTAATGTGTTTTTCCGTAGAAGTATTGCTTCGCTGCCGTGCTGGAATCCTTGAATCCGACAAACCCTCCGGCATTCAGATTCGTACCTTTGAAATGAGCACCAAAGTCTCCACCGACCCATTCATTGGTGACGATGCTGGAAGCAGTGAAGGTCGTCCCATTGCCGGCAATCGCCGTCGTGAAGCCAGTCGCAGGGCCGAAGAAGTTGGGGTGAGTCGTGATGTGCTCGGAAGTCAGGCCGTGCGAGGCCGTCACGTTCGGGCGGGTGCGGCTACCGACCTCAGCCTGGATGCCGACGTACTCGGCCTCGATGGTGTCGATTTCGAGCGCACCTTTGCTTAGGGAAAACTTGTGGACGAAAAAGTCCGCGTATTCGGGGTGGACCTGCCCGGTCGTGACGGCGGTGCCGCCAACCGTCTTGTCGACGTAGTATGTCGCGCGGGCGGTCATCAGGCCGTAGCCGTCGTTGGTGTACGATCCGCCCGGCTGGACGAACTTGGTCGTGAGGAGGTTGCCGTTTTTGACGAGGGCCATGGTTATTTATTCTTGGTGAGAAGGGCGGCGCGGGACGGCGAAGCGTTGGCCGGGGTGTGGGGCGTGGCGCCTGACGCGGTGACGTCACGGGCGGGGCCTTGCATTCCGTTGGAGGCGATGACCTGAAGGACCGCGAGTTGCTCACGGGCGACGACTTGCTGCTCTTGGAGCGCCGTGACGACCGGGTTGTTGCCGACGCCGATCACGTTGCCGGACACGGAGCCAGGGATGGTCAGGCTTTCTTTTGGCACCGTGGTCGGGGACTTAATCTTCGCGGCCTCTTCCTCTTTCCTGATACGATCGGCGGCCTCCTTCTGTTTGCGCTGCGTGTCCTCCCATTGCGCTGCGGCCTTGCCTTCTGGAGACTGGGACCAGATGTCGAAGGCACGTTTCTGCACGTCTTCCTGCTTCGACATATTGGTCGTGAACAGGGGATTGATAAGGTAGTTTCCGAGGTTCTCGCTGATCAGTTCCCTGCGCAGCTTCTTCCCCTCTTCCGTCTGCAAAAGGAATTGTTTAGTTACTTCCGCCCTTCCATCCTTGGCTGATTGACTTTCCTTTTCCCGCTCCTGGCGTTCCTTAAAGAATGCGGCCATCCGTTTTTCGTGGGATGACACGAACATACTGTCGCCCTTGGCCATCAGGTCCAAGCCTTCCTGAGCCTTGCGCCTAGCGTCTTCGATGGCTCCGCTGATGGCACTGATTGTGCCCTGAAGAATTACCATAGGTGCCGCAAAGCCTAGGAAGATGTCTTTGAATGAGGTCGAAAACTTCTTCTGGATGTCTTCGACCTGTTTGGCAAATCCAGTCGTGGCCTGTTTGGCCTTGTCCATCGCCTGCGGGACGTCGGAGGTGGTCTTGATGTTGACTGTCAGGTCTTGGGCCATGTCAGGGGGTGCTTTCCTTTGCAGGATTGGAAGCACTAGCCGCGGCCTCTTTGGCTTCCTCCTCGGCCATGAAGGCTTCCTCCTCGGGCGACATGATCGCCACGTCCGCACCCTTGCGGATTGCCAGGGCGGAGTTGAGCCAGATGGCTTGGCACTCCGGCATCTCCCACGCCCGCTGCTCAGTGATTCCATTGGCAATTAGATTGGTCACGATGGAGAGCGCCCAAGGGACGCCTTTGTCTCCACCGCCCGATTTAGTCTTATTCTGTTCCCAGAACTTCGGCCAGTCCTGCACTAGGATATAGCCAGCAAAGGCTTCCAGCAGGCGCTCGAACTTTAATGAGTTACGATTTAAGACAAGTATGCGAAGTCGGTCCCGCCAGCCTATGTCCCCTAGCTGCTCTTCAGCGCACACTTGGCAGGCGAAGATAAGGTCGGCTGGGGTGACGCCGCGGGAGCCGGTGACTAGGGGGGAGTCGAAGGCCATCAGCCGCACCCGATACTTAAGGCACCAGGGGTAAAGAGTTCGACCCAGAACCTTGAAAGGAGCCGGGTCGACGTAGGCGTTGAGGAAGCGACGGTCCACTGTCCTCTAGACTGTCCCCCTTGCGGGGGTGTCAATTAGAAGGTAATACCTTCGTAATCGATGGCCGTGACAGTGACCGACGTAAAGCCCTTGTTCGTGCCCTTGTCGTCAATCTTGGTAATCACGCCAGAGAAGGAAACAGAAGCCGAGCCAGCCGGATAGGCCGAAGCGGTGTTGGTCGTGAAGGCGAGCGTGGCACCGAGGATAGGCATGGTCGAGGTCTTGGCGATGCCTTCGATGGTGATCTCGCTCTTGCGGTCATCGAGGCGGTGCGTCTTGGTCAGGCCCGTCTCGTCGACCACAGTGGCCTCGGCGTTAAAGGAGGACGAGAGGCTGTAGCTCTGGACGAAGAGGTTGGTGACAGTACCCGCGACTCCGTAGATACAGGTGGTTCCGTTTGAGATGGCGGCCATTTGTAATTGCAGGCTTTGGAATTGTCTTAGGCAGGCAGGACCACCAGCACGTCAAAGGCGAAGGAGGTCGCCCAGGAGCGCTCGTCGATGCCCTCGTCTTCGGACTGCATCGTGACGTCGTAACAGGCCGCGTCGGTCGAGGTGACGAAGGCCGCCTTGATGGAGGTCAGGTCGCGCATATTGCCGGACAGGGCGGCGCAGCGGGCACGGTGATCAGCGAGGGTCGTGTCGTCGGCGTTTGAGAACAGGGTGATGCGGACCGAGCAGCTGAAGTTGCCTTCGCCCTCGGGGAGGTCGGCAGGGCTGCGGGCGGACTCGCATAGGACCACGGCCTTGGGCAGGGTCTGGGTCGCGGCGCTGTCACCCGTCAGGAAGGCTACGGTGGTCAGCCCGGTCTGGGTGGATAGGTAGGTGGCCAAGGTGGCCTCTACGATGTGGCGGATGGATTTGGTTCCCATAAGTGGTTAGCGGCGGTTGGCTCGCTGGATGGTGCTGTTCATGTGGCGCTCAAAGCGGGCCTTCATCTGCTTGACGCGGTTGGCGTAGACTAGGCCGAGCACGTCGGCGTCAGTGGCTATGCCGTTCACGTTGCCTTGCGTATTGGTCACGCTCAGCTCGACGACCTTCTCGTTGGCCGTGAGGCTGTTCCTTCCGAGCACGCGGTTGTGCCGGTTAATCCAGGCTACGCTGAGGAGTTTGACGCCGAAGTCCTTGGGGACGCCGTTGATGACTGGCTTAGGCAGGGAGCGCAGGGCCGAGGCCCAGCCCGCCTTGATCATGCCCACCATGGCTTGGCGGTCGCGGATGTATTGGTCGAGGTCGGACTTGGACTCGACGAGCATCTTGAGTTTGACCGGGCGAACGGACTTGCCGATGCGGCCACCGAACTTGCCCTTGATGCGGTTATGGGGAGGACGCAGCTCCTGGACGAACCCTTGGCCGTAGTCGGTCATCACGGGGTTGGTCGTGTTAAAGTAGTTCTTAGCCTTCTTGAACGCCCGGTCATAATCGCGGTCGTTCGCAATCTTGCGCATGATGGGCGGGAGGTTCTTCAGAGCCTGGAGTGAGCCCTTGCCGATGACCTTGTTGAACAGGCCGATGTCGTTGGTCTTGGTCGCGTAGGCCAGCTGATTGGTCAGGAGGGACGCGGCGGAGTTGGAGTTGCGGTCGTTGGCCGCCACGAACATCTTCTTGATGTCCCCGGCTACGGCGTTGTCGCCCGCGGTCTGGGCGGCCTTGGACAGGCCACGGCCTCCGCCCTTCGGCAGGGGAGGGGTGAAGGTCGCCGCGTCCTGACAGGCAAGGGCGGCTTGTTCCAGCGCCGCGTCCCGCATGGTCTGCCCAGTGTTGGCCGCAAACTGACGCAGGGCCGCGATGAACTCAGCCTGAGACTTCGGACTGATGCTGACCGACACCACGGCCTTGTTACTGGTTATCGTCGATGACGACGAGCGTGATCCATGCCGACCCGGGCTTGTAGGTCTGGCTCGTGATGCGGACGGTCTTCCCGCCGGCCACGATCTTCTTCCCCTGGGCAAGGCTGGCGATTGGCACCCCTGCCGACAGTAGGGCCGCCGATGCCCCCATAGACCCGTCTGGCTGGCTCCAGGAGGCCGTTACAGCGGGGAGCCTGACCGAGTACTGGGTCCGCTCCATATACCCCCCTGCTTCGAGCACGGTCGAGACCGCGGGGTCGGAGATGAGGCAGGAGAAGGTGATGGCGCCAGAGTTGGCCGACCCGGCCACGCCGAAGTCCGCCACCATCTCTTTGGCGTCGTTGAGAAACTCGGTTCCGTAGAGGCTCATCCTATACTTGCCCGGATTGGTAGGGGGCACAAAAAAGGCCCCCATTGCTGGGAGCCTCGTTTGAACCTTGGACCGCTATTAGGCGGCGGTCTTGAGGCGGTGGAGGGAGGTCGCGCGACCGACAGCGGCACCGAAGAGCAGCGTGGCGGTGACGTTGTAGTAGCCGGACTGTTCCTGGCCCATGAGGACCTGGACGCCGAGGCCGGTGTCGGCGTCGACAGCGTTGGCGACTTCGAAGCCCGGGATTTCGGACATCGGGAGGGCCGAGGCGACGGCGATGGCGTCAGCGCCGCAG